ATTCTTGGATGTTGTATCCACCACAAGGAACACAACAAGTATAAAAAAAACGGCCATCTTGCAATTTGGCGTTTACTTCAAAACCTTTTCCGCCAATGTGAGTGCTTACCATTTCAATCATGTCATCGGTAGTCAAAAACTTCGTCAATGCGCTTTCTAATTTTGCTATGCTAATCGCGCGAGCCGATGCAATGTGATTGTCAAATGTTGTTTGGTAGCGATTTACCAATCCAAAAACAAAATCTTGCAACCTCTGGCGGCGGCCATATGTCATAGTGTATGCGTATTTTGAATACCAATTGTGGCCTTTTGCATCTTCGATATTTGCCAACTCGTCGTTGCCTCCGTTCATAATTAAAATTGTGCGATACACCGCGTAATCTTGAATTTCGGTCGGGTAGTTGGTTCTGAAGTCGTTGTAAATACTTAAGATGGTAGCGATTCTTTCGGTTTCTTTTTGAACAAGAATTTCGATTTGTCCTTTGTAGGATTCGCGGATGGTTGCGATAGCGTTTTGTGGTTGTGTCATATTCATAACACGAAGATGCACCTTTATATTTGTAATTCCAAATATAAAATGAAAATAATTAAAAATAATTTATCGGATGTCGTAATTTCCGTAATTGCTTTTAATACCTAATGCCATCATTTCATGATACCTCCAACTGTCGATTGCGTGGTCTGTGCCAATGGGGTTGTTCATGCTTCGCCCCTGGGCATCACTATCCCAACAATAATTCCGCAACTCCTTGATTAAATTGGTGGATGTGGATGTGACCAAATACGATTGTGATTGCATTATCTGTATTCCGTAATTGATGGAATCCTTGCCTTTGGTTACTCCCTTGATTCTTATCCCGTATCTTTTTATTTCATCAATTGATTTTGGTTCGGCACTATCCGCATAAACTGGCACATGGTTGGGTAATGCCTTTGCAATGTCCGAATTAAGCATTCCCGTGCGATATGCCACTTCATCAATGATTCGTTGACCATTGTATTCATAAACGGCTACAATTGCCGTGGGGTCGTTTGTATACCCAAAATCCACACCAATGCCAAGCAACCTCGCATCTTCTGGAATGGTGTCAATGGTTTGCCAATTGCTGAATATAACCCCTTGCAAGTTCCCAATCTCACCAAGTCCATATACCCGCCACCAATTAGCCCAATAATTGGATGTGGTTGCCCTATCCCGTGCTTTCTCAATTTCCGTTACGATGGACTTATCCAACGCTTCGTTGTCCTTGTAGGTAAGTACAATCATTTCCGCATCGGGGTCGTTTACCAATTCACTATCCACCCAAAATTCCGCCACGGGGTTGTAATCCAAATAAATGAATTTGCGGGTACGAATCGCCATTTGGTAGTATGATTCCCAATCGATGTTGTTGCACTCGTTCACAAAAAGAACATCACGCCTTGCACCCCTCAATTTTTGAGGTTGGTCTGCACTAAAAAACTCGATGTAACTATCATTGCTGAATGTGTAGGTCAATGATGATTTGTTCCATTTTAACGGATCAAACATTCCCACCATGTCCATAATTTTAAGGAAGTCACGAATGGCACCCCTTCGCAAATGCGGGATGGTTTCCGATACCACGCTAATTTCACACTTTGCGTTTTGCACGGCGTAGGTGATAAGCATCGGAATGATACTGAATGTTTTTGATGAGGATGTGCCACCCCTAACTATCCGCACCCGCTTTCGCAGGTTGGCAATTTTACTCTGGGCGGTCGTGGTTTGCAACATTACTTCACATCCAAATCAATGCCATTAAAGATTGGTTTTTCCGTGGTAACATCAATTTGTTGGGTGGGCATACCAAATCCCGAATCCATCAATTGTTTGTATGCACCCACATCACCTTTCCTTGCTTTGTGTATCATTGCAAGTGTGATTAAATCTTCTTGACTTAGTTTCTCCAATTCACCCGTGATGGGGTTCTTGGTGTCTTGCATTACCTCCAACCACTTCCGTGCGATGGTGCTTCGGTTCTTGCTTCCCTTGGGTCTGCCATTGGGGTTTGGGACTGTCCCCTTTTCAAATGGTGTTAAGTTTTGTTCGTTTGCCATAATTTCACTTTTGTTTCACAATAATTCGATTTGTTTTTTTACATTTTTCCAATATGTGTACACGGACATTGGGACAGTTGCCCCAAAGTCAAATGCGTTGCATTGAATTTCTTTAACTATCTCATCAACACAAATCAATGCACATTGGATTCCTTCGTTTCGTTGTTGCAATCCAACCACGGTGAATTTGTCAACCAACTCTTTGGCTTTGTCTTGTGGTGTCATAATCAATCGAAAGGCAAAATTGGGATGGGCATCCACATAAATGGTGTGGCGATTGGGGAATCATCGTGTGCCAAATACCATTGGTCTTCCATTATGTACCCAATTTGTTTGGTGTCAATTAATACCCATTCGTTATCAATGGGGGTTGTTCGGTTGGTTTCTCGCCATGCTTTCATAATTCTAATAATTTCCAAACGGCTTGTTCGGGGGTTGATGCTATTTTTTGAAATGCTTTTTTTACTTGCTTGTATTCATCGGGCGTGTACTCCAATGTTATTTTTTGGGTATCAATGGTTGGTTCGTCCTGCACATCATCCACAATGTTAGGAAATTCTAATCCCCAATTTTCCAAATCATCGGGATAAAAATCGTTGGCAAGTGCATCCCAATCCCATTCGCCAAAATTTAGGTTGTCTTTAATGATAAATTCTTGTTGCTTTGCCTCATCCCAATCTACCTTTTGACACGGGATGGTTGCAAATTCAAGTTCCTTCATTGCCAAGTATCTCATTGTTCCACCCAGAATTATATTGTCTTGGTTGATAATCAATGGGCGAACCATCGTCATATCGGGAAATTCTCGGATTGACTTCACCAATTGCTCAAACTTGGAATCGCGGATCGTCCTTGGATTTGCCTCGTTGGGGTGTATCTCGTTTATGTTGTATGCCTCAATCATTTGTTTAGTTTTATTTGATGTGTGATAATTAAAAAGTCCATGTGTTGTTTCTTGTCACCCATTTCGATGTGGTGTTTTCTGCAAAGTGCCATAAGGTTTTCGATGGTGTCCTTTGTTTTTGTGCCTCCCATTCCCCGTGGATGAATGTGGTGAATATCCACCGCCTGGCTTCCGCACACCTCACACGGAATAAAACTATTGGTGTCATACCCAAAGTAATCTAAATATATCTTTGTCCACGGCTTCATTTCGTATCGCTTGTAAATATAGTTCATTACATACCCTTGGACTAATGCCCATTGATATTCCCACTTGTTCCCATGTTTTGCCCATGTCCTCGCGTAAAATAATTATGGCGTATTGCTTTGCAAGTTTTTGGCGGCGAGTAACCACGGCCCCCATTTTGCTCTGTCTTGAAATTGTTGTCTGCATTTTATACACATATAAATTTGGTTGGGTTCAATGTTTGGCCCCGTTTCGTTTATGAGTTCTTTTGTTGATTCTTTGTGGTGGTCACAACAATCACAAAGGTTTCTCGTAAGTTTCATACACCTGGGTTAATTCGTTTATCATGTTTTGCCATGCCTTGGGGTTGCACGAACATGGCTTGTAAATTCTTTTTGAACGGAATATCCGTGACCATATTTCCGCTATCTTGTTCGCCTCCATTGGGGCCAATGTCGTGTCGTTTACTGTCTTAAAATGTGTCCACCAATGATATTCATCCTCCGTCATACATAATGGTTGACGGGTTGGGAACATTTTGTTCAATTTGTGTTTACGGGCATCGCATCCACAATCTACCGAATCCTTCCAAATCAACTTTTTTACTTTTTCGGTAATTGGTTTCATTAATGGTTGGTTCAAAAACTTTTCAATATCATCTCCTAGACCTTGTGAGCGAACTCCCGTTCCTTTGCTAATTAAATCATTGACAAAGTGTGTAGGTACACCCATTTCATTTGCGATGTCAACTTGTTTTTGACCTTTAACATGATAGCGGTCTAACACTTCCATGTGTTGTTCTTTGGTATATTTTAATTGTGTCATAAGCCCCGTTTGAAACGCGTGTAAGTTATTTTCTTGTTGTGTTACCCATTCCAAATTATCCAATGCGTTATTCTCTTTGTTCCCATCTTTGTGGTTTACAAATGTTTTTCCGTCAATAACTGGGATAAAGGCCTCGGCCAATAATCTATGCACATACAATGTATCACCATATCCGCTTCCTTTATTGCCCGTCTTATATAGTGTCACCGATGGGTACCCATTTTGCGGGGTTTGTTTTAATTCTTTTTGAGATTCTGTACCCCACCTACCACGGGTTGAAAAAACTTGACCCGTATTGGCAATAAAATACCCATCATAATTTGGGATTTCTTTAATGTCCTCGCCCATCAAAAATTTGGTGGCAAGTTCAATCCCCGTGGCTTGTGTCACCTTCTGAATCATATCCCCCACTCCGATGGATGGTCGTGATTCGGTGTACTTCTTCCGTGTTTCGTTTTTCTTCTGCATAAATTTTATATTTTACCGTTGTTCTTTGTTTAATAAATTGTTTGGCGTTTTTGATTGAGTTAAAAACACTATGGGTTGGAATGCCCGTCTTTTTTTCAATGTCCCGCATCGAATGTCCGTACACAAAATGCAATTCCAATAACATTTGGTCATAATCGCGAAGGTCGTCAATTGCTTTCTTTACTTCACCCATCAAGTCCATGTGTGCCATTTCAGCCATTTCGGGGCTTTCTACGGGGTTAAATTGGTCTTGGTGTGGTATTGTCTTGTTTTCCGCCCGTTTGATGTCTATAAACGCATTGTGTAGCATTTTGAAAAGATAGATGGTATTAATTGTTCCGTTATAATTGGCGAATCTGTTTAGTGAACCTTCTTTGATTTGTATTTCACCCAACTTCAAATACATCGTTTGCACCATATCATCGACCTCATCCCGATTCGCACCCAAGTATTTGGCTATTTTAATCCATTCAATGTGGCGTTTGGCGATATCGTTAAGCGTTATCAAAGTAACTTTCTATTTGCACAATAAAATCCTCAAACGAATATACCAACACATATTTGTAATTCATGGCCTCGACCATTAATTGCCACTTCTTTTGATGTTCGGATTGCTTATTCGGTTTGATTTTTAACTCAATGAATAACCCGTGGTGGGTTAGGTTGGGCATAAACAATACCAAATCCGAAACCCCTGGGATAACCCCCTCCGCTTTTAACCTTTGGGCCGTAAACAAATCGCGTGAACCACCATTAGGAACATGGATTAATAAATCCCCTACTTGGCGGTATTGTAGTCGAAACCACTTTACACATTGCACTTGCATACGGCTTTCCAAATGTTTCATTCTGAATCTAAATAGATTGATTTGGCTTTTGCAAATCCTTTGTTATACCACCATTGGGCGTGGATTTTTTCATCGCGTTTCAATTCGTGAAATAAATCCGTGGGGATGGTGATGTTGTGGTTTATCTGCAACCATTCAATCAACTGGTCTATGGGTGTAATTTCTTCGTTTAACATTATTTTGTTTCAATTGCGTTTTTAATTGACATGGTCATGTAATCCAATGCCCGTTTATAACCCTCCGCATACCCATCAGAATAACTCATTTCCTTTCCTGCGATTTCCATTTCTTTGGCTTGTTGTACTGCTTTTGTTAATTCTTGATAGTATTCAACTATCGAAATTGCTCCAAAATCCCTCAAACATTCTAGATCATAATGTCTACCAGCATACCACTCAACTGCCGTTTGTTGTTTATTTTTTGTCATTGCTCACCTCCTCCGTAGGTTTCGTTGTAGTATTGTTCACCAGTTATTGGTAGTGTACTTTCAGGATAATCAATTCCATGAACTGTTCCTTTGTTGTATGCAGTTTCAATTCTTTCCTTCTCCATTTCTTTGCATTGGTCTGCATAAGATTCTATCATTTCAAGATGTTCTTTACTCAGT